AATGGGAGACACACAAGATAAGAGCGATGCGTATGCAGCATTAGACGAAGATGATGTCCAAGATTACTTGCAGGGTATTTTACAAGAAAACCCTATAACCTGCGATTGTCAAGAATGAAAAACCCTTATGAAAAGTTACTTAATAGAAAAAGAACATGGACACCCGTCCAAACCACAGCTGGTCAGCTTAAGGCTGGAGCCGAAGAAGCCATCTACCGTTCTCTTGCAATACGGCATATGGAGCTACCAGTTGGCGAGTTTATTACAGAGGCACTTGAGAAGAATGTTCCCGACTCTGCACGAACACTTCTAGAAGCTAATGTAAAAGATGAGATCAAACATGATCTTGCTCTTACATATATCACAAACGCAATAGGCGTTGATGAAAAAGCAGAGTATGAAGCTTTCAAGTTGAGAGATGCTTGGGAAGCTCACCCTGATCACACTATATTAAAAGCATTGGTAGCTGAACGTGCTATATTCTTTGTTATTCTACCTTTCTTTCGCTTTTGTGGCGATCCTGGTCTTAGGACCGTGGCGGCTGATATTTCCAGAGACGAACAGGTTCACGTTGCCTGTAATTCTCTCGTCTGTTCTGCTATGGGTCTACGCCCTAGTAATTCTTTGGACAAACTTAGGAAAGCCACAATTAATTGGATATTCCAACCACTAGGTATAAATACTACCGATAAATATTTGGACAAAAATTTTTGGCTGGATTCATCGGACCGATTAATGTATGAGGGCAAAGCACCTCAACTTTCTGACACCAGAGCAGCTAGAATGCCTGCCTTTTTTGAACATGCCAACACAAACCTACCCCAGTACGCTTAACCTTCACTCGGAAAAGCTAGAAAAATTAATTGAAGATTTAGAAAATAAATTTCCACCTCAAACCATCCATCCAAAAGAAGAAATCAATTCTATTATGTATAAAGCTGGACAAGCTAGCGTAGTAGAGTATGTAAAACAATTACTTGATTAAATATAATGTGTTTATTTAAGACACCTAAGCCAACAGCTATGAAGCCGCCCCCTGCTATCAAGCCTAGAGTAGAAACAGATACAGATCTGCCAGTTGCAAAAGAGATGACTGATCCAGATAAAACAGCTGATGTATCTTACGGTTCTAGTAAGAAAAAAGCTGGACCAGCAGCAGCTAAGAAAGAAGGAGCAGCTGGATTAAAGATACCTTTAAACGCAGGTAATACAGCTGGTGCAAAAACTGGAGGACTAAATGTATAAGGCAAGTGAAAGATACACCCAACTAACAAAAGGTAGAACACAGTTTCTAGATACAGCAGTTGAGTGTTCAGAACTTACCTTACCTTATCTAGTACAACAAGATCTAAAACAAAAAGGTGGGAAGCAGAATCTACTACAACCTTGGCAGTCAGTTGGCGCTAAAGCGGTAGTTACCTTAGCAGCTAAATTAATGTTAGCTCTGCTCCCTCCACAGACTAGCTTCTTCAAGCTACAAGTTAGAGATGACAAGATTGGAGATGAATTAGATCCACAAATGAGGAGTGAACTAGACCTATCCTTTGCTAAAATAGAAAGGATGATCCTAGATTATATCGCTGCTCAAAATGATAGAGTCGTAGTACACCAAGCACTGAAACATTTAATTGTATCAGGTAATGCTCTTATCTTTATGGGTAAGAATGGACTCAAACATTTCCCACTCCAAAGATACGTTGTTAATAGAGATGGTAATGGTAACATTCTAGAGATAATAACTAAAGAAATAATAAGTAGAAAGGTACTAGGTATAGAACCTAAGCCCTCGTACCCTAATGATCCTAATAATAAATCGGATGGAGGTTCAGATGAAGACGATGCAGAAGTATACACATGCGTTAAACAAGATCCTAGTAGTGGTCGTTGGGTTTGGCATCAGGAAGTAGATGATTTAATCATACCTGATAGTCGTAGTTCCGCACCAAAGAATGCTAGTCCTTGGTTAGTTCTTCGATTTAATACAGTTGATGGAGAAGATTATGGACGTGGTAGAGTAGAAGAATTCATAGGAGATTTAAGATCACTTAACGGACTGTCACAGGCACTCGTTGAAGGATCAGCAGTAGCTAGTAAAGTAGTTTTTCTGGTATCTCCTAGTGCTACAACTAAACCACAAACATTATCTAAAGCAGGTAATGGTGCTATCATTCAAGGTAGACCAGAAGATGTAGGAGTAGTTCAAGTAGGTAAGACTGCTGACTTCCAGACAGCTTCACAAATGATGATGGGTTTAGAGAAGAGAATCTCAGAAGGATTCTTAATACTAAATGTTAGAGATTCAGAACGTACAACAGCAGAAGAAGTGAGGATGACTCAGTTAGAGTTAGAACAAAGTCTCGGTGGACTCTTCTCGTTGTTAACTGTAGAGTTTCTCATACCATATTTAGACCGAACGTTGCTAGTGCTCCAGAGATCAAATGAAATACCTAAGTTACCTAAAGAATATGTAAGACCAAGGATTGTAGCTGGTGTCAATCAGTTAGGTCGTGGTCAAGATGCTCAAGCATTAACACAATTCATGGGTACTGTAGCTCAGACATTAGGTCCAGAAGCTATTCTTAAGTATGTAAATCCTGGTGAAGCAATCAAACGATTAGCAGCCTCACAAGGTATTGATGTATTGAATCTTGTTAAGACTGAAGAGCAGTTACAACAAGAGATGCAGCAGCAACAACAGATGCAGACACAACAAGAACTAGTGAAACAAGCTGGTCAGTTTGCAAGTACACCGATGATGGATTCATCAAAAGATCCTGAAGCTAAAGATAGAATAGAAGGATTAACACAAGCAATTCAACCACCTCAAGAATAAATGGCAGAAACATTAACATATGATGCTGGTACTGATACAGTAACAGACGGAGAAGGTAATAACTTAACACCAGCTGAACAAGAATCTCTTGCAATTGGTGAAGAGTTAGTAGCTCAACAAGAAGGATTATTAGCAGGTAAATATAAGGACGCTGCAGAATTAGAGAAAGCCTATGTTGAACTTCAAAAGAAATTTGGAGAAGAAAGCAATAAAGATAGCGGAGAAGCTGGGGACACCCAAGATAACGCAGAAGTGGAGTCACAAGAAGAAGCAACAGAAGAGGAAGAAGCTCCAGAAATATCTCCAGCAGCTGAGTTAATAACATCAGCTTCTGAGGAGTTTGCTGATAAAGGAGAGCTAACACCTGAAACTATAGAGAAGTTCTCCAGTATGAGTAGTAAGGAATTAGTCCAAGCATACATGGAGGTACAGAATAGTTTACCTGAATCACAGCAAGTTGATTCAAATGACATCAGCGATGCTGCAGTAAATGATATAAAGAACTCTGCTGGTGGTGAGCAAGCCTATCAAGATATGGTACAATGGGCTAGTAATAATTTAGGACAGCAATCTATAGATGCTTTCCAAAGTATAATAGATTCAGGTAGCGTTGATGCTATCAAACTAGCTGTCTCTGGCTTACGCTCAGAGTATGAAAAATCAAACGGATACGAAGGTAAAATGTACACAGGTAAAGCACCTAAATCAAACACTGATGTCTTCAGAAGTCAAGCAGAATTAGTAGCTGCTATGGGTGATAGAAGATATGATAATGACCCTGCTTACCGTCAGGATGTAATTGAAAAGTTACAACGGTCTGATAATTTAGAATTTTAAAACTATGCCAGGACATTACAACAAAAAGAAAAAAGTAGCTAAAGGAGGTAATCCTGGAGGAATACCTAACAAACCATGGGATGATCCATCAAAAGAGAAGGGTCCATTTGTCCCCGCACCAGGAAAATTAGCTAAGAAACATGTAGTAAATGATGTAAATGTTTAATTATGGCAGCAAATAAAATCACAACCTTTAGAGATAAAGGATGGAGAACTAATTACACAGGTGGTTTTAGAGTAGGTGATGATGGTAAATTAATTCCATCACTATACTTACATAAAATACAAGCTAAGAAAAAGAAAAGTAAGTACAACGGTAGAGGACCAAAGCCTGCATAGTGTATCGTGGCGACCTGAACTTTCATCATCGCCCATTAACTTACACATTATTTTAATGAACGACACTGAAGTAATTCAACTTCAAGCTCCTATTGAATACACTATGAACGACAACGCTGAAATCCAAAACGGACGCTGGGCTATGCTTGGCATTGTGGCAGCTCTTGGAGCCTACGCCACGACTGGTCAAATACTACCCGGTATATTTTAATGAAAAAAATTATAGCACTAACAGCAGCTTCGCTCTGCTCTACTCCAGCAATGGCTGGAATCTACGCTAACGTAGAAACTAATACTTCTTACACAGGTGCAGACTATCAGTCCAGAGCGACTGATCTGCATGTAGGATTTGAGAATGCAGTAGGTATTCTCGACTGGTATGCACAAGGAGGAAAGACTATTAACTCTGTTGATGGTGCTGACTCTGACTCTGCATGGTCAGGTAAAGTTGGAGGGTCTGTCTCCGCTACCGATAAACTAGGAGTTTACGGTGAATTCTCATTTGCTAATATAGCTGATGAAGAAACAGACAACACTTATGGCACCAAGCTGGGTGTCAAATATTCTTTTTAAATAAATGACTACAGCCACACTAACAAAACCAAATACCAACTGGCAGAGTTTATGTGACTGGGTTACA